GCGAGTAGCCATTTTTGTGTTTGTTGATAGGGGGGATAAAGTCACCGGCGGCGACTCAGAATGTTGCGCCAAGCAATCGGAACGATTTGCTTGAGGGATACGTCCGGGACCCCCATCCAGGGCCTGGCCGCCATTTTTGAGGTGCCAAATTGGTTGAATGCCCCGTAGTGGGTGGATCTGACCAGAAACTGATTACCCCTTGTAAATATGTAAGACGCATCCTGCATTGCCCCGGTTCGTCGAAGGATGGGTTGTCCGGGGAAGTTTTGGCTTTTCCAGGAAGCGTATCGGGGAGTCAGACGGGCCCATGGGCGTTGATAGGTCGGATCTACTTCACGCTTCCAAAACTGTGGATGGTCATCCAAGAGTACGGGCACCCACTCTTGTTGAGTGGGTTTCCACCAGTTTAGGTTTAGGGGTGTGAGACCGTTACCCGTGACTTTGAAACGAATCATCTCTTTTTCCGAGCATTTTTCTTCATTTCTTTTTCTTGTTCCTCGGCATGATTTTTTACGATTTGAATCATTGTCTGGATTTTACTCATTGGTTGGGTTTCTAACCAATCCACCGAAGAATCCCATCGTTGTTTACATAGGTGGTAGGCAATTTCTAACCAGTTTTCCACTGTGAGGATGTTTTGCTCAAAGAGAGTGGTTGACATCCACTGAATCACTGCTCTAGTTTCAGAGATGGTAACTTCATCGAGAATCTCGGGATTTAGAAGGAGGCGTAACACCAGGGGTAAGTAACCTTCTTCCTTTTGCCGAAGTATTTGCGCCAAGTAAAAGTCTTTGGGGCAGACTTCTCGAAGGTGAAATATGGGACCAGACGGGAGGGTTACTTTGTATGTGAAATCGTCCTGGTCCTCAACCGTTAGTTTGGGTCTTCTTCGTCTCCGCCATTCGCCTGAGCAACCAGGTCGCTCAGTTTGCGGAAGTCGCGGACACCCATGTCGAGAATTTCATCGTAGGTGACCTTGTCGTCTCCTACAATCAGGCGCTCGATGATTTTCATTCCGCGCTCGACATCGCCTGCTTTGGCGAGGTCTTTTTCCATGAAGATGAGGTCACGCCCGGTCATTTCACGAATGGTGATTTCGCGGCCGTCACTCAAGGTGGTGCTGAAGGTTTGCAGACTTGGTTTTGTCACTTTTTTGGTTGTCGTGGTAGGTTGTGTCGAAGGTGTATCAGAGATTGTGCGCATTGGTTGTGTCGGTGCGTTTATCAAGTTTTACCCGTTGGGCGAAGAGCCAGTTTTCTATTTTCATGTCCCCGCAACCGGGAGGCAGCGAGAGATAAATTTCGTTGGCGATTTGCCAACTTTTCTCAGCATCTGCGACCCGATTGATTTTAAGACGGTCGTCAATGTCGTCCAACCAGAAAGTTACGACAAGTTTACGATACGCCGGGTCAGCAGGAAGGGGAAAGGCCATCAGAGTGCTCTGAGCATATCAACGGTTTGTTGAAGAGAGAAGTATTCTGAGTTGTAGGCGCATTCAACCGAGGAAGGAATGATCCGATTTTTCTTGTCAAACGGAACCGTGAGGTAGTAGGTGTGGTGAATGCCCCGAAGGAAGCGCACACCCACATTCTCTACGCGAGATTTTTTGGGTTTTTTCATTAGATGACTCCTTTCTGGATGAAATCGTAGCGTTTTTTGAGTTTGTCGATGGCACCAATCTCTGATAGTTCAGACATTGAGTATTCCGTGCCGGGCGGTTCCATGTCGCCACCAGGGTTTGACAGGGTTGTTGTTTTCTCCCGGGGAGACTTACGAAGACGATCATCAATGGCAACCGACGAGAAGTAGGCACGAGACAGGGGGAGATCGGGAATGCCCACTGCCGAGTGAAATAGTGCCCAGGTGTACATGTGGGCGATCTGAAATAGGACGGCAAACTGCTCGGCATATCGATCTGGTGTCATGAACCAGATTTCGTCGTGGATGCTTAGAACAAAGCGGCAGGGGATTTTATATTCTTCTGCCAACCAGTGGACAGCAGTGAGCATGATGCTTAGGATTTCCGCACCAGAGGATTGGATTGTCCAGTTGACCCTACCCGTCTTGAAGTCATCACCAACGGCAGCGGGTCGCATGGCAGTTGAGATTTTAGTCCCCAAACAGGGTAGCTGGGGCACCCGTGATCGCATCGCAATCTCTTCCATGAAGTTGAAGCAACCGCTGTCGGAGCCCCCTTCGTAAAGCCCATTGCGCGAGCGCCCCTTCTTACCCTCAAGCATTCGATACGCAAAGTTTTTGACTTCGGTTGGAGATTTCTCGGGGAATTTACGGCGAATGTAGGTTTGGACGGCACGCACGCCAGCGCCATACAGAATGGCAAAACCGGCAATCTTCGCAGTGTCACGATCTACGCCCGCGAGCTTCGCGAGCGCGGAGTGCGGGTCCGTGCCCGCCTCTTTGCTTCCGGATAGCACATTGTAACCAAACGGCGAGCAACCAACATGGCCACCCTCCCACTTATCGCTGTAAATCGCAGCAATCTGCATTTCCTGACCGTCAAAGTCAGCGCCCACGATCTTCCAGCCGTCCGGTGCCTGCACTCGGCTCTTCAACTCGGTGCCGATGCGCCAGCTTTTTGTCGAGCACATTGTGACCATCAGTGACTCCACGGTGCGTCGAGTGACGGTGCCATGGCAAAGGATTTCCGGGAGGGTAACCAAAGCGTCTGCACCGTGGGGGTTAGCGGCACGAAGGAAGATGCGGTCCATGACTCGTTTACGGACCGATGTCCAGTAGCTCACGCTATTTGCGATTTCGAGGGCGCGTTTTGCTTCGGGCAAATCCGAGTTGAGCCGACCCACTTTCATGTCATCGACGAAATCCTTCGAAAGGACTCCACCCACATTGTCTCCGCCTCCTTTGGGGTGCGGAATCTTTGTTAATGTGCCGGTTTCATCGTGATAGCACCATCCCATGTCCCTGGTGAGGATCATCGGGGTGCCTTCCCAGGTTAGTTTCAGCAGCAAGTGGGACAGGTTGGATTTGACTCCGATCTTTTCGTCTGGGTCCTTAATGAAGGGACGCACCCAGTTGGGGACATGGGCATACTTGCCTTTTTCCGATTTTACATTCCAGTCCAGTTGCGACAACCAGGGGTCTTTAGCAACCCAGGACTCCGCCATGCCCGTCTCCGCAAAGTAATGCTCTCGCCACTCCTCGTAGTTAGCCCAGACCAAATCCTTGCAGATTTGAGTCATTTCGTTGTTGTGCTCCTCAAATGTGCGCTCTACGCCTTGAATCCATGACTCCCAGTCGGGGACAAGAGGGACGATGGATCCATTCAGGTGATAGTGACCGCACAGGGCTACCATGCTGGGAGTTGAGTTGAGGTACTTTGGCCACAACGCCTGAAACAACTCGGCGGTGTAAAATGCGTCCTTGATGGCGTAGTCCACCGCTTCCGTCAGCATTTGTTTGATTTGGCTTAAGTGAGTGGCTTTGACAAAAATGTCGCGCACTGCTTTGTCGCCAACGCCGAGGGGCTGGGCATTCTCCCCGAAGTATTTGCGGACCTCGTACACATGGAAGTTGTAAGTCGCAATCAGTGAGTTCGTTGAACCCTCATCCAACCATTTCGGTGCATATCTCAGTTTTCTTTTTTCCTCGGGGGTGAGATCTTCAGGGTCTTTACCAGCCAAAACATAAAGCCAACGTTGACCACCTGCAAGGCCAGACACACCAATGTGAGCTGAAAGAGTGTCAAAATAAAAGTTCTCGGGTTTGGTTTGCTCTAAGTTGTAACCTTCTTGGGCGCGAACGCGGTCGTAGGAGATATTGTGACCTGCAATAAATCGGTTTCGACCAACTGGAATTAGCTCGTACTGGTCCCACTCATCCTCTGGCAGAGACGGATCAATGAGTTCGGACGCAAGCCAAATGTAGGCCGCTTTAGCTGACAACGCAGTGCCGATAATGGGGAACGCCCCGCCGTGCACAAAAGTCTCCGTGTCAAATGTGAATGCCTTCTCCAGAGGATATGGTACGGATTCTGTTTTCCACCGGCCCCGGACTTTCGTGTAACGGGTCCAACCCGGTTTGAATACGAGTTTATCTGGAGGGGGAAGATCTGGCAGAGTGGCAACGGCAAATTCTTGCGCCAGGTCACGGTACTCCCCGACTTGCTTACGGGCGATGTTCTCAAAGTGCTCGCGGAGTTCTTCGCCTTTGAGATTAGGGAGAGGCAGAGGTCCGTCGTAGAGGTGCTCAGGATAGTCGACTGGGGTTGCAATGTCAAATTCCTTGAGCAAGTTTTCTGCCTTTTGCTTGGAAAGGCGAGACATGGGTTTTGGCATGTCAATACCAAAAATCCGGCTGTGGATTTGCTCATCCACAACCGGGTAACCTAATTCCGTAAAGCGTGCTGCCATGGGACGATGAGTTGTCATGTTTGTAGTATAGGAGTGGTTTGCCCCGGTAAATCTACAGGCTGCCGATCGGCGGCTCGTCGGTGCGGTCGGCGACAGGGTAAAGGATGGCCGAGTAGGGGATGGCTTGTTGATTTGTGTTAGGAGGGACGAAGGGGGCGACCCCATTGCTGATGAGGCGACGAGGAGCCTGAGCCCATTTTGACTCTCCCGCAGGATTTACGATCGTTGTGATTGCCACGGCAACTGCGAACCCGGTGCCCAGACCAATAGCGGTAGTCCCTAGGCCGTCGCCTACGGTATAGTCTGTGCCCGGGTTGTTAATGGCGGCACTAATGACAACTCCGTTAGCATCGACGGTGATATCAAGTGTGGCGCCGCTGCCGGATCCACCGAAAGTTGCGACGTTGGTGTAAATACCGGGGGTGTATCCGTAGCCGGCCTGAAGTGTTCCCAGGGTCAGAATTACGCCCGAGGCTTCCGTAAATGAGTGAACGGAATACTCAAACATTGTCGGGTCGCCCGGATTGACTCCGTAACCATTTGGTTGAAGCTGTGTGTAGTACTCCTGGTAGTTAGTGGTCCAACCTTTGAGGGCTGGTCGAACACTGGTTAAGGAAGGGAGGTTAACAGGGGCAGTTGTAGTTTCTTTGTATTGCCAGGCCAGTTTACCCGTGGTGTTTGGCACGGTGCTAGCATATCCGTTCAGGATGATGTTTCCGTATTGGTCTAGCTCGGCGGATGAGAAGATGGCTTCCACCGCTTTTGCCATCAGGACTGTCCGAGGAATCATTGTACTACCGGGGATATACTCGGTTTTACCCTACTCAAAGGACAGGTTCCAGCAGGTTGCACCAGGGTGAGTGTCGTTTAGACCCAGATTTCTGGCGTCGTTGATGGCATTGAGGAGGTTGCGATCGTTCTTTAGACGACGGTGCAAACGCAGACGCCAAAGGCAGTATGCTCGGGCATTTGCCTCATTGGGTTTTTCAGTGTATTTACTGTAGTAGCGCTCCACAGTGTCAACCATGGCGATGCCAACTTTGGCAATCAGATGATCAACGGGGTCCAAAGCGCGACTGTGGGGTTTCTTCAGTTTCGAAAGTAAAGAGTTTGAGCTCAAAGTCCCTGAGACCGGCGGTTCCATAAATTTCATCCTTGTGTTGGCGGTAGATTTCGTAAGCATCGAAGATGCGGGGGAAGTTGAGAGGGCGGTCACCAGGGGATTCCTTCCAAAGGAGTATTTCCTGGAGAGAAAAAGGTAGGTCGAGGTCCCACTGATCGTCTCTGGCCCCGTAGAGCATTGGCAACGCATCGTTACGCCACCACTCGCAGATGTAGTCAATTGCCTCGGCCCAGGTTTCAGGGTCGGTGATGTGGGTGTTATACTCGGAACGCACCCAGGAGATGTGTTCTTTGCCCCGAGCGATTACGAGTGTGGCGGCAGGGGGGACTTCCTCAATGAGGTATGCTTCTTGGGAACCCTCCATGACTCTTTCATAGACGGACGGAAACAGGAATGCCTCGGATGCCAATCGAAAGTCGTCCGCACCTTCACACATGTGACGCAGTATTGTGTCAAAGATTCCGATGGTGGCAGCAACTTTGCAATCTGTATCGGTGGGGTTAGCAGTGAGGGGTGAATCCTTGAGTCCGGAACGCAGAAGCGCCAGCTCTTTTTCGAGGCGGCGCACTTCACGACCCATCTCGCGTTCAAGTTTTGCCTTGTAGATTTCCGCTTGCGACAAAACATTTTCAAACTTTGTGTCTATCTTTTCGATGTCGGCACCGAGTTCCTCAACCTGAATGCGTAACTTTGAGAGTTTCTTTTTAAGATTTGAGAGAGATGTGCGAGTGGTGGTGGTTGCTGTGAGTAGATTGTCGAGCATTTCTCAGATGGGTTTGTATGTGGCGCGGAGAATGTCGTGTTGCACGTCGATTATATCAACATGAAACGAGAATGTGCGGTCTGGGTCGGTGAGAAGGTGGAAAGCACCCTCGAAACGCTCGCCATCGTCGGAGCGAAGGTAGCTGTTGCCCGGGGTTGGGGGAGAGCACAGCGCGATGTTGCCATCAAAGTCCGGGTTTGTTTCCACGATAGCTTTGACGATGCGGTCGTAAATCGCACTGGTGGCCGCCATCTCGTGATCGTTTGTGATCTGGGCTTTGATTTCGCCATCGACTGGCTTCAACACCGAGGCGAGGCCAGTATTCAAAGTAATTTGGACGGTGCCGTCGGACGGGTCAATGGTAAAGCAAATCTCATCCGCTTGGAATTCTACTTCCTCCGGGTCTTCGACGTCACTAAAGCCGTACTCCATCAGATCATAGAAGGTGTCTTTGAGGACCTCTCCGTCAGGGCCGTTGAGAGCATTGGCAATTGCATAAAAAATTCGGGGGTTTGCAAAAAGACGGTTTACGGGATAAAAAATCTCGTTCACGGTATTACTCCATCAGTTGCAGCATAGCGCCGAGAGGCCTTGAGTAAAGACGCTCATTGGGTTTTTACCCTGGAGCAGTCGAGAAAATAGTTCCAAC